CCTCTTCTTTCGTGCGGCAGCCATGTTCTAGGGACAGTGATTGTGATGTTATTCTAAATTTCCCGGTAAGGTTGTGCCGCGGATAATTCAAAAAGACCACATCGCCCAGAAGTACATCCTCAAAAAATCGCCGGCTGTACCGTATCGTTCTGGCAGGATTCTGCAATTCCTTTAGCTTTCTAACAGCGTATGCTGCTATGTTTTCCCCAGAGGATAATTCAACGCCTGTTTCTGATTTCCACACTTCCCTGCCCCGACTGACAGTTGATAAATAACTGTCCGGACTATCATCCCGCGCGATGGCTGCGCCGTAATCGTCATGTATTGCCATAAAACAATTTGGTGTGTCGTACCAATTAAATGTGTCTGTTACGTCACACTCTATGATGTCATTTGCGTTAATTCCTACTGTAAGATTGCTGTTATTATCGTTTGCGCAGATAACAATACTTCCATCGCCAAGTATTCGTATGCGCCAACCAATGGCATCTAATATGTGCAGTGCCATTGTGAGCCTTGTTTCCCCGTCCTCAGCAACAATATTATCCGTGGTAATAGGCGATGTTCCTTCGACATACACAGGGGCGGGGATGCAATTATTGAGCAGATTTTTAATCTGTTTTGCTCCGCTACCGGCTGGTGCGTAATACCCACGCGGCAAGATCACATCATCTGCCGGCTTGAGAACGGAATAGCAGTCAATATTGTAAGTCTCTCTCACACCATCAAGTTTTCTTTCTGGGAATGCGGTCAGGCCAGTGAACAGTGCTACTTTTGTTCCTGACCCTCCCTGTCTGGCTTGTAAGTAAATGCGGACCCAACACTCATTGTCTGTTATCTTTTCCATCATTGTGACGGAAGCAGATTCCCTTAAATCTGACGTGCTGTCCCGGTCAATACTGCCCTCAGTAAATTCAAATTCCTGCTGGTCTGTCCATGTTTTGGGGTCAACCGTTGTTAAAATATATCTTGCTGAAAATCCTTTACTCCAATCCATCACATCACCTCATTAGGATGCTCTGCACTCCACTGTTCTTCCGTCACAGCATCCAGTTCTTCCGAATCCACTTTTTTAATCGTTAAAGAAAAATCTGTCCGCATTTTGTTATCGTGGTCTTTTTTCTCTGACACCTGTATATCGCAGGAAAATGACGAGCCGTCTGGTGTCCTAACGTGACATATTCCAGGATACGTTGCGAGCCGCCTCATCTGCTCAATCATCGTTGGCTCTGTCAGAGAGATACTTACTGCATCAATTTTTAAATCACGAGTGACTGCAGGGTTCCAATCACCTTGCACAGAGCCACCAAGGTATACTGTCCTCTCAAAATCTTTATCCCATGAGTTATCTAAATCAAGGTTATACTGGATTTCGATAGATTCACTGTCAAAATCAATGATTGCCTTTTCATGGGCTATCGAAAATTCGTTGTATAACCATGCAAACGAGCTATCTACTGTTATATAGTCGCCGTTGGCGGTTTTATTTACAACCAGTATGCCGCCGTATTCGTTTAGCGCCGGGTACGGGTCAATGTACTTCTGGCCATAGATTCCATTCTCCAGAATCAATTCTGCTCTGTCTACGCTCATCCGGTACAAATCAAACGTATCCCCATCAGCATATGTAGTTGGTTTAGTAACAACAATACTTGCTGTTTTATTGTCTGCAATCGTATTTACAGTGGCCGTTGGCACTTCCGGCTGATGTTTCCACCGCACAACAAACGGTATCTTTTTTTCTGCCACATGGTCATAAATATCTGTAAATGCAATCTGTATACTGTACCTTGTACCGTCATCCATCTGCCCGATCAGGTCGCCCAAGGCAATACTGTAGTTATCTGTTTCACTACCGGTAAAACTGGCAATAATTTCGCCGGCAAAATGCTGTTCCTTTAATCCGTCCGGGCGCAGAATATAATAATCCTCGTCTCTGACAACCATTACTTTTGCTGTGCCAGCAGAATCCCCGAAGGAAGGGGCTATTGTTAGTGGTAGCTGCTCTAGGTAGTTTGTTGTGCCTTCCGATGATTCTGGTACTGTCTGGTCACTTGCTTCTGTGGTAACATCGCCAGAATTATATGCCGTTGTTTCCGAGACGAGATTCGTTGCAACGCTGTCTATTGTAGGTTTTGCAACAATTTCGACAGCCACAGAATCTGACCATGCACCTTCCTTGCCTCCCTGTGCTGTAACCATTGCTTTTAAATAATGGATTTCTCCTACATTCCACAGATTGCTCAAAAGACCACTTGCAGTATAGATTTTATTAATGTTTTCAATAGTTTCCGATAATGTCTCCATGCCGGAAGACATCATTAAAACAACGACGTTTCCATCTTTGCCTTTAACCGGCTCATCGTTAACCGCTTCTGCTATTTTTATGCTCGCTTTGCTGTTTCCGGTGTAACCGACACTGCAAATAACTGTGTCGTCCATGGCAAGATAATTTTCTGTCGTTGCAAGCGTAGGAGTCGTTGGGGTCTCGCTTAGAGATACGGAAACCGTATCAGACCAAGGAGATAACACTTCCTCATCCCCGGACGTATCCCGCAATCTTACGCGGAAATAATATGTTTTTGCCGATTCCAGGGACCCGATGTGCCACGTTGTTTCCCTGTCCTCCACGTCATAACTGGTTGGGGCATCCGTACTAATCCATGCGTCCTCATGATCCGCCCATGATATGGTAGCCGCATCTGCGTTTTTCCATGACCAATCCCACGTTAATTCTACGGTATCAGATGCTACCGCCATTGCAGTTATATTTTTCGGCGGAACTGCGATTTTTCTTGTCTCTGAGTAAATCCACCCTGACTGCATGAGGGGGCTAAGTTTGTAGGTGATGCCAGATGCTCCGTTTTGGGGTGTAGAAGTTCCGGTAAAATTCTTGAGGGCAATCTGGTATTCAGTGCCGCCGGAAACGTCCGGACACGTAACTGTGATTGTTCCCTCTTTGTCGGTGACCGCAATAACGCCTTTTTCCTCGTTGTCTATTTTCATCCAAATTGCTGTTTTGGCGTCAGGAACTCCTGTCTTTCGCTCAATGCTATTGATGGTAAGTGTTGTTCCTGTTGCCGATACCGTATCAAATGACGGGGATTTCAAAGCCCCTCGCGCCGCTACTCGTGGCTCAGAGTATGCATATTTTTTATCGTGCGTACTTTGCACCCTTGTCCACATGATCTGGTCTTCTGCTATGCCATCGTCTGTGTTAAAATCTGCTGACACTGTATAATCATGGTACGCAACAGTTACCCCTGTACTCCACGATGTGCCAGTATACCTTTCTCCGCTTTCTGGCGTGTCTATGGCATATTGTAACTCCATGGAATCCACAGGGCGGTCCTGCGGCGATGCCTGCACCCAGTTTGCCCATACATAGCGGCTAGATGAGCCTATCTCTTTACTCCCTGTGCTCTGTATGTTTGGGCGTTCCGGGATGCTGTAATAATGGTATGCATAGCCCCAACCAGAATCTCCAGCGCATCCCCTTGATTTTACCCTTACAATACGGCAAAATGTCATACTCTGTGTTGGAGAACCATCCTCTGTTATCGCCCATGCTCCAGATGCTCCTGTATAGGATGCATTGGTAAAGCGAGCGTTTGCAATGGCGCCCTTATAGTTTGTCATTAATGCGGTCTGTACCTGCGTCCTTGCAAAATGCCTTGCATCATTTGCCTCGTATGAGGTGCTCCAAGTAAATGTACCTTTATTTGCGCCGGTATCATCAAGAGAATAGGAAACGGAAGGGGCATTTGGTGCATAAATGGTAAATGTCTTTGTGGAATGCGCGGCTGTATAGGTATGCTTTTTATCACTTTTTGTTTTGCCCTTTACCTTAAACTCTATCGCATTTAATAATTTTGATGAGGCAGGATAATAATTTTTTGCATCAAGCGCGACTGTTTTTTTAGTTGCTGATTTCCCCACATCTATTTCTTTCCATTTTGTCCAATCCCACTTGGAAGCACCGGCATTTTTTGTATGTAGGCGGTACCACATCCACTGCCCATCCTCATATTTTTTCGCCGGTATCTTCCAAGATATTGTAAATTTCAGATTGTCTCTCGATATAGACAGACCGCTGGGAGCAGCAGATTTTTTATTTTTCTTTGCCATTATGCCATTTTCACCTGCCTTCTAAGCTCACTTGCCATTCGTCTTCCCCATTCTTCTGGGTTATCTGCACCGTTTACAGTTACGTTAATAGTTACATCGTTTTTCGTTCCCTGTGTTGCCTCTTTAATATCACTCATCAGTCTGCTGCGACCGTACAGCATCTCGTCTCCTGCTTCTCCTGCTCCAAACAAGGTGGCATCAGAAAATACATATGGGCTTTCCATGGCTTTTTTATACCAGCTAATGTGGAATGATGGCAGAGATCCCTTTCCGCCAATACCAAATGGGGCCTTTCCGCCGGAAACACTTAAATGTGGTAGGTTTAGGTGTGGTAGAGACCAGCTAAATTTTAAAGCACTCTTGAACCGTCCAGGGAAACTTTTTACCAAGGATACCGCCTTAGTAAAGATACTTTTAACAGCTGATGGTATCTTAGTAAATGCCCCTTTAACAGCGGATAAAATCCCGTTGCCCCTAAATGCCCCTTTGAATCCGTTTACGGCATTTTTAGCAGCAGTCTTCAGGAGCGATGGGAGATTTTTGACCCCTTTTATTATGCCGGTAACAATGTTTTTACCAAGCGAAAACCAGTTGAACGCCGTAAATACACTTACGATTGCTGTGATAATCTTCGGTAAATTAGCAATCAATAACGGAATAGCACGAACTAAGCCAATCGCTAAATTTGTTATGATTGTTACTCCTGTTGCAAGGATTTTCGGTGCATTGTCGTTAATAATACCGGCTAAATTTGTTATGATCGTAGGCACATATGCAATCAGTACAGGTATGGAATTAATCAATCCCTGAGCGATATTCTGAATAAGTGTTAGGCCTGCATTTATCAGTTTTCCCGCGTTGCTCCTCAATGACTCTGTAAATTGTGTCAGCATCGGCAATGCCTGCCCCAAAAAGGTTGGGATGCCTTGAGTCATGCCGCTGGCGATAGTCGTCAGTAAATTAACCCCGACCGATGTAAATACATTTAGCCCCGTGGAAATTGTAGAGGCGAGATTATTTAACAGTTGGCTGACAGCAGTTGTAATACTGCCAGAATTTTGAGTAACACTAGAAATTAAACCGTTTATGAGGTCACCGCCGATTTTTGTCAGCCCCGGCAACTGACCACTAAAATTAATCGCATCTTGCGCCAGTTTGGAAAGAGCACCACTTATGCCGCCGGATTCCATCGCCTCAGCTAATCCACTAACCTCGCTTGTTACACCTTTGATGGCACCACGGATAGTACCCGAAAATGTATTGTAAAAAGCAAGTTGCAAGCCTTCTGTAGCGCTAGATAGCAAGGTTATATCACCCTGCAAGTTATCTAACTGCGTAGCTGCCTGTTGTGCCGCGGAGCCGGAGGAATCCTGTATTCCTTTCCAAAATTTTTGTACAGTCGCATCACTTGATGCGGTCATTTTGTTAAATGCCTGTAAGCCTTGCGTTGTAAAAATCGTTGCAAGAGCATTGTTTTTTTGTTCCGCTGTCATACCCTGCAAAGAGCCATTAAGCTCGTCTACGAGGTCGTTAAAATCTTTTGCCTCGCCGTTTGACTTATAGGCGGATACACCTAACTGATCTAAAGCTTTTGATGCATCATCAGTCGGAGTATATAAGTCCGCCATTGCCCTATTTAATGCCGTAGATGCCTCAGAACCTGTCACGTTCTGCTCTGCCAAGCGAAGTAAGGAAAGCGTGACACTGTCCGCCGCTTGACCGTAGTTTTTCGCTGTGGCAGCAGAACCGGAAAAAGCCTCTCCAAGGCCTCTTACGTCCGTATTAGCAAGAGTAGCACCCTTTGCCATCAAATCGGCATAGTAAGATGCGTTACTCATCGAGTCACCAAAGCCTTTTACAGCTCCGGCAGTATATGATGCCGATTCTTCCAGACTCATAGCACCGGCAGAGGCAAGGTTAAGTACCGTTCCGATACCGCTAATCTGCTCATCCGCCGACAAGCCAGCCTGAGCAAGGATATTCATTCCTTCCGCCGCTTCCGTTGCGGTGTACTTTGTTGTGCGCCCCATTTCCTCAGCCTTGGCTTTGACGTTCCCTATTTTGTCTACGGTTGTTCCCATGGTAGCTGCTACCTGAGACATTGCAGTATCAAAATTCATTCCGGCATCTATTGATGTTTTTGTAAATGCAACGGCGGCAGCAGAGCCGGCCACCATAGCTGTTTTAGCTACTTTCCCGACCGCTTTAAATGCCCCGCCAATTTTTGATGTGGACGAGCTGGCGTTACCTTCTGCGTCTTTCAGCCCCTTCTTGTATGCGGTGTCTTTGATTGCCAGAGTGACAAACAATTCCATCACATTCAATCACTCATCACCACCAATCCGGCTTTTTTAATGACGTCCGCGGCTATTTCTTCGCCAGTCTTTGTTACTGTTTGTTTTTTGTTGTTATTAATTAAATCAATAAACGATGCATAGAGATATTCCCCGCCAAACGCCTGCGAAATACTTTCGGTTACATATTTCAGCCCGTCAGCCATATATCGTTTGTAAATTAATTCTTCTGTGTCGTCTAAAATCTTGGCTTTGACATACAGCAGAAAGCCTTTTACGTTTCTTCCTCTGTATTCTCCTGCGCATCTCCAGAGTGTCCGTCTGTTGCGTCTGTTGGCACTGAGAAAAAAAGCTGACGTACCTCCGGCTCATTGACGAGGTCAACCATACCCTTGATAACATCCATTAATTTGTGCTTTTTCTTGTATTCCTCGACTGTCTGTAATTCAAACGCCGCTAAGATTCCGATTACATCATCTTTGTGTGTTTTTAACAGTCTAGGAGCTGTTTTAGCGCCCCTAGCAAAGACTTTGATGTATTTCTCACCTTCCCGCGGCACAAGTTCCTGGCACAGCTTAAGCGCGTCATCATCGTCTGCAATGTTTCCGATATGTTCAAGGGAATTCGCAATGGCTTCCAATCCCTGTTCTGCTGTTAAATCCGATAATCTCATGCTTTACCTCCTACGCCGCTTCGCCTGTTTTGATATAGACCTCGTAAGGTACTGTCTCTGCGTTCTCAATGCTATAGTGCCCCGTGTATTCAAAATCAAAATTTCCTTTGGATTTATCATCTGATTTAATTTTAAATCCGCCCGTTGAGAGTGCATTCATAATTTTGATCGCGATAAATCCGGCGGAATCCCCGGAATTTTCGTCCGAATAGTCACCTATCCACCAAATATCCTTAAAATCTTCTGCTTTTAAGTCTGTCCTTGGCGTTACCTTGTTGCCTGCTACGTCTGCCGCCGCCATAAAGCTTTTAGCCTGTGCGGTATCCATGGTAACAGCTGTACCTGATAATTTTACTTCGATAGATTCGATTTCTTTGAGTTCCTTCGTGTTTTTAGGCACGTTGTCAATGTCTTCGCCGAAATCTGTAAAAGATGGCTCTGCGCTAAATTCGCAACCACCGCTGGTGGCCATAAGAATATTGGCTGGTGTTATAGCACCTGTTTCTGGCTCAAAAGTTGAAGCGATAATACCAGCATTAAGCTGGATTTTTTTAAAAAGGTCAGAAGGCACCTGTGTATACTTCATTTGCTCACCTCGTTAAATAGTTATAAATTGCATAGTTATTACTGTGTATCTGCGTACTATTGACGAGTCGGCTCCATCGACCAAGGGAGTCCACGGTTGGTCCTGCGATAGGAAAATTACTCCATCATCGCATTTTACCGTGATTCCCCCTTGCAATTTGTCGCTGATTTCTTTTGCCTTTTTGTTTGGGACTGCCTCAGATTCTGTGTGATACCAGACATTTACAGCACTAGCGGCGGCTGCGCCTGTCCACCAGTTTGCTATAATTGGTTCATACGTGATAAACGGAAAAGCGGTATCCTTCGGCACCCTGTTAGACGGATACGCAGTTATGCCGAAGGATGACCAAAATTGATATAGTGCCGCTGTCGGGGTCATGACGTTAACTCCCACTTTTCCGCCATGACCTGTGCTATGTCTAAATTGGACGATGCAGGGGTTTCTTTTTCTCCTGCATTTGATGTAACTCTAAAAATTTTTCCGTCTTTTGTTTTTAATACATCGTGATAGCTCAGTTTTACTGTTTTAGCTGTAGTGATCGTATATGTTGCTGTTACCCCCTCTTTTTCCGCCACTCTGGCAGACATAGAGGTATCTCGGACTATTGCCGCCTGTATTTTAGCGCCCTCGACCCACTCGGTGATAAATCCACCCTCGCCGTCAGAAGTACGCTTTTTATCCATGAGTATGCAATCTTGTAAAAATTCATTGATTAAACTCATGCCATTTTCCTCCATGGGTTCAGGCGTGCCCTAAAGGCATCTTGCCATGTGTAGGTCTCGCCTTTGCTATTTGTTGCCCTGCTGTACGAATAACCGCCAAATGACTCCGACTGATACGCCCCTAAATTGCCGTTTTTCGCCTGCCACTCGCTGATTTCGTCCACCAGTGATAAAAACGGTTTAGGGATAGCCAGTGGAACCACTACGCCATCAAACGTCTCCTCCTGTAACGGGGCAGTATCGCCTTTGCGATACTGATAAACCCCGTCATTAAAAATAGAGCCGCTTATCAAATAATACTGCCCGTCCTGTAAGGGGAGGCGAATCGCGGTGTCAGAATAACGTAGGTCTTTGGCATCTGCTGTTACATCTGTATGCGTGTCAAAAATCCATTCCCCGATTGTTATTTTGCCTGTGATCGCCGCCCCCTTGACCGGGAAGAAATTGTGAATGTGATTCATGATTTCATAAAGCACTCAATCAACCCCTTTTATTTTCCGTTCGAACTTGCTTTCGAAACGGCGCTTGATACTTCCGGGATAGTTTCTGTAGTTCCGACAGTAACTACGCAAACACCGTCAAGGTATTCTGCCCACAGTTTCATCCCCATAATGGCGTATGTTTCGCCTGTGGCGTTTGTATAGTTGCCGCCTGCGTGGAATCCAATCAGATTTGTTTCGCCAGATGTTGTGTAGTCCAGGCCAAGCTTTTTGAAATCGCTGTCACCGGGATCAATATAATATAAATCAATATTTTCCACCGGTGTTGCGATGACGGTTTTTGCCGGGATGTAGTCGTCAGGGAGGAGGAACAGTGTAGAGAAGCCAAAGAAATCTTTGATATACTGCAATCCAAACATTGTCTGTACGGTAATCTCTTTATCACCTAACCAGTCGTAAAAATCCATTACGTTTGCAAATCCTACGACTTCGGTTACGTTTCTGTTCATCCCTGCGAATTTATTGAGTACAGCACCTTTTGCGATTGCAAGCGCTTTCTGCCATTTTTTCTGTGTTCCTTTTAATGTTCCTGTTTTTAAAAACGTGTAAAAGTCTTTTAAAACCTTGTTCTGCAGCTCGACCATAAAGGCATCATCTGTCTTTTCAATTGCGACTGTTGCGCCCCATTTTGACACAGATTCAAGAGATAAAGATTTAGCGTATTTTTCTACGACAATATCTTCTCTTTTGCTTTCTACGACCTTAAACTGTGTAAAAGGGATTGCCTCTCCCTCACCCACACTTGCGCCGCCCTGTAAGGCTTCATCCTTCATCTGCGCTTCATAAGTCACTAAGCTAGTGCCCGGCTCTTTTCTGATAGGTTTAAAGATTCCTAAGATAGTTCTTAATGCATCCCAATTTTTGTCAAATCTTGTTACAAAATCAATTTCTCTCGCTTTGAGAGCGCTATCTGTATTTAATACAGTGCTAGTGGTTACTCCTGCCATTATCTACTCCTTTCAAAAACCAAAAAGTTCGTGATTTTCCGCAATCGCTTTCTGACGTTCGCCCGCATCTTTAATTTCCATGATTTCTTTCTTGGTCATTTTCCCTGGTTCTCCTCCCGGTGGGTTTGATACATTAGCGCCTTGAGTCGTTTCGGTTGTAATATAGTCGGCATACGCTTCCTTGATGCCTTTTTCTACCTCTGTTGCGTTCTCAAGTTTGCCGTCAGCTCCGATTTTTAAATTATCAATAGTCTCTTTTGACGCTTTCAGGGCAAGGCTAATTACTTTACTAGACACGCCGGAATCTTCAAGCATCTTTTTGTATGCGGCTTCTTTCGCATTGTACGATGCCTTCTTGTCCTGTTCGGCCTTGTAGCCTTCAAAATCTGCGTGTTCCTTCTCGTACTTTCCTTTCCAATCATCCTTTTCGTAGTCCTCCAATTTTTTCTGGAGGTCTGGAATTTTCTCTGCGTCCTCTTTGTATTTAGTGATCTCGCCTTTTAAACCTGTAACGGTTGCAGAGTGTTCTTCGATGATCGCGGAAATCTGTTCATCTGTAAGTGTCATGCTCTTTAAAAAAGCTCTTGTTAATGCCATTTGATTACTCCTTTTCTTCGAGGGATTTCTTTCCCTAAATGACTTTATGTGTAAATCGCAGTACTTCGCGATTACTTTCTAAATGTTTTTGCGGCTTTGAGGGATTTTGCTCCAAATTTGCCGTCAATTTTTAATTTACATTTCGACTGAAAAATACTAACCGCATCTTCCGTCTTTTCGCCGTATTTGCCGTCAGTATCTAATTTCGAGCTGATAGCCCAGTTTAAAAACTTCTGCAATTTTTCAATTTCCCCTCTTGCGCCTTCTAGCACTGTAATGCCGTCTAAAAATGTGTAATAGCCTCGTGACGGCAATTTAGGGAATTTCCCAGTGTATTTAGCCTTTTTCGCTGTTTCTTCCTTCTGCGCCACCGCTGGGAAGTCATGATACAAAATATTTAAATCAAAATTTCCGTCGTTGCCGGTTGAAACCTTGGTTGGAAACACGCCGGAGCTGGTATACTGCCACACCATAAGGTCGGATACGTTTGTGGGCTTATAAGATTTGTTCGGTGTCGATTCAAACGCCATGAGGTTATAGCCTTTGTAATAACGTGCAATCCACCAGTTTTTACACTTGACCTTGTTTTTATTAATATGCTCCGAAAAATACGACATCCCAGTGTAAACGCCAAATTTATACCCTCTTGACTCAACGACAGTCTGTGCCGCATTAATAATCTCGGCAATCTTTACCTTGCTCAGCCCTGCCTGCACTTTGTCCTCAATATCAAACCAAACGCCGTATTTAAAATGTTTCTTACTAATTTTGTCAAGGATGTCGCATACAAGTTTCATGTCTGACTTAGCTTTCGCCACTGTAGTAGCGTATGTGTAGTTATACACGCCCCATGGAATGCCTAACTCCTCACATTTTTTATAGTTCTCTTCAAATTTTTTATCTTTGCCTAAATCCTTGCGGATAATCTTAATAATCGCACCACCACAACCGTATTTCTTTACTTTCTTCCAGTCGATTGTGCCGTTGTATACCGATACGTCAATAATTTTCCTCTGTGTCATTTTCTCACCCTTTCCATCTCAGCACATATAAAATCTTCTGATTTCCGTTGATGATCCTGTGTATCTTTTTATATGTTCCGCCTGCTTTTTTGGTATTTGTACTAGCCTTTCCGGCGTCCCACCACACCATTTTATTGCTCTCGTTTATTCCTGCGAAAATATTGGTGTGCAGGCGGTAAAAGCAAATGTCTCCCGGTTTTAATTTGTTTTTATAATTCCGGGGTAATTTATTTACTTTTATCAATCTATATCGTTTTGATATAGCCGCTTTTGTTCCAGCACCCTTATAGACAACTCTTCCGTTCCTGTTGCAATAAAACAGTTGTCCCGGTTTGAGGATGCCTAATTGCTGTAGGCAATAACATACATACGATGCACAATTACTTACCTTTTTCTTCTTTGCGCCTGCCCAGCTATTCGCCACGTTCTGCGAGTATTTAAACTTTTTATCAGTAAAATACTCCGCCGTTTCTTTTGCCTTGACGAGCAAAGACAATCTGTCCATTATTCCATCGCTCCTTTTAATTCATCTGCAATGATTGCTGTGTATTCTTTCGCGTAATTTGCCGCCGCCGGTTTTAAATACGGCTGCGCCCTCTGACCGTTTGTGATGTGCCATTGTCCCTTATCGTCCTGATAAGTCCACGGGGTCTTTCTTCCTCCCTTGTAATACACGCCAGTTCCCAGTTCCACATAGGCGGCATATTCTTCGTTACTTCCTATTATCTCTGTGAGATTTTCCAAGTCAGTCCGATGCGTAATGCTATTTCTCAACGCGCCCGTATCGACCGGGCAAAGGTCTTTTGCGTGCCCCTCTGCGGCGGCTCCTGCCTGCTCTAATGCTCTTGCAAGTGCCATCGTGGTCTTGAGTATTACTTCGTCTACATGGCTTACAACATCAATATCCGCCATTATATTCGCCCCCTTTGCGTTGCTAACCATTCGTAATAGGTCATGTCTTCTACAACTTCGTTTCTGCCTGTTTCCAAATTCTTAACGCGTATCATTCGTGGTTGTGCCAGTTCGGCGGGCAGCGCAGTTCGTTGCGTACATCGACAGTTATAAACCTCCGCCGGGATTCCGCTTGGGTCTCCCGGATACATAAGACCGTTTGAGTAAGCCATGTTAAACGGTACTTCCTCGCCGTCTAACGCTCTGTGACTATCTCGTGTCCTCAAATCTTTTGTCGCTGTCCAATGCTTAACTACATCAATCCCCATCTGGTAGGCTTCCTCGTATGCCGCCTGCCTGCCTCCATTCTGCGCTCCTGTGAATGCTGTGCGGGCGTTTCTAATTGCGGCAGTATGATTCATACCTGCAACGTCTTGGAATCGCCCTGCGAGCTTTTTTATGCTGTCGCCCTGTAAAATTCCTTGCAGTAGTGCATTTTGCAATTTCTTTTTGTTCCAATGCACATCTTTGCTTTTTAGTACTCTTCGGGGTGGAAGAATCTTCTGCTTTCTGACCGTCAGCCGCTTAACTGTGTGCTCGTCAACCAAATTAAATGCAATATCTCCAATCTCTTTTATCTGTCTGTCAGGTACAAGAGATTTAATCATGTACGCCTCAAAATTGCGATTGAGGGCGATAACAAGGGGGGTCTTCTCGTTGATGTATGCCGCAGCAATCTCATTTGACTCTGTTAGTCGCCGCGCCATGTCCTCGCGCAGCGCTTCCCACCTCTGCCCTCTGCCGTACTGATTCATCAGCCATGCTTCAAATTCTTTCTTGGTGTACTTTCCTGCCTGGTATGCCTCATATTCTTTGGCGTATCGTCTGGAAAATTGTTTAAAATAGTTTCTTGCTTTGCCGTCAAGTTCTTTTCCGGCTTGTTTATATACATCTGCTAACCGCTTTTCTAACTTTTGCAGTTCCTGCTCTGTCCACTTGTCGGATGGATACATAGTTATTCATCCCCTTCCGGGATATCTTCCGGCACATCTGGTTCAGGCGGCTCCGTGTAGCGGTTATATGATTCTTCGTCTAGCTTTGCCAAAATGTCCGGCACTTCCTCTGGTGCGACAAACGGTAATTTTTTTAGGATGGTTTCTTCGTCCAGATAGTTTGCTGCCTCAAGAATCATATCTGTACGCTCTTTTTCGTTACTGATTCTGTTCCGCTTAAATTGCGGTTCGTCATCAATCCCTGCAAGCTCCAGAATCTTCTCGATTGCATCGCCTACGAAGTACTCAAAATCATCCGCATTGTCGTCTAGCGGCTGGTATGCGGCGTCGATATGGTCGTTTGTTGCTCCGGCGGCTATGGCGTGTACATCCAGCGCACCGAAGTCCTCATAAATTTCTGACCGCATCTGCGTGAGAAACTCTTTTCTAGCGGTATACGGCGGCTCTTGTGTATATGCCTGTACCTGCCCCTCCTCAGCCTTTGCGATATGCTGAAACTTGAGCCGATCTCTAAACTCTGCCAGCTCGTCGTCTGTCATGCCATCGGCGTTAGAGATGAGCCAATACATCTGTGCGCAGTCGTCTAAATCATTGGCAAAACCACTTTGCACCGCGTCGTAGGCATCAATCTTCGACTGCATCCCCCTAAGGGTGCTTATGTGTCGCTTGTTGCCAAACATTGGTACAATGGGGAGGCTGCTATAGTTTTCTTCTCCGATAATTTCGGGCTCCAGATTGTTTGCAGTCTCAATTCTCTGTCTGTATGCCCGTTTGGGAGCGGTCTCTTTTAATTCTCCAAATTTGCTTTCTGCGCTGTAGGTTGTATAGCCATCTATTTCGTACAGCACAACCTTAAATGGTTTTTGTTCGTCCAACTGCCAGAATCTTATGCCTGCCATCAACGCCCCTGTGTCCTCGTCCCACATCGGGGCGAATTGCGTAAAGGGAAATTCGTGCACGTGGTCCACATTCCAAAAAAGGAAAGATTGACCGTGAATTAATGCGTTGTATGCCGCCTCTTTGATTCTTCTGTCAAACTGTTTGCCCAGTTTGTCCTTGACATTCATGTCGTTAAAAAAGACGCCGTTTCCTAGACTGTACGAACAACGCTGCGTATTTAATTTGTGGAAGAAATTAGAGCATATCTGTGCGTTAGACGAAAAATTATCTATCTTTTTCTGGCCTAGTAGAGTGTAATAAACACGCTGAAATTGCAAGATAGTCTCATTTTCCTGTGCGTCATACTTGTCCGCTTTTAACGCCTCTTTGTATGCTCCTGTACTCTCATGGAATTTTATAAACTGATTTATAAATTGCCCTTTGTCTTTTGCGGCAATGAAATCTTGATATGATAAATACATTTGTCGTCACCCTAGAATTGATTTGTATTGTCTTGTTCGGCTGCGCTTGACGAGTTTTTTTGTTTTTACAAAATACCTGATAGCGTCCATCGCGTGATCTGACTGTTTTATAACTTCGTCCCTTCCCTTGTCAGCCGCTGTTGGGTCCCATGCATAGATACCAAATTCCTCGATCGTGTGCGTGCAAGACGGGTCAAACGATAATTTGTCTTGTGTCAACATCGTCTCAACGTCTGCTATCCCATCGTTAACAGTGTTATCTGCCTTTTTGACTTTATGCCCTTTGCTACGTAACTCCACGATGAGAGCGGTGGCGGATGGGTCAACGATCACTAAATCATCTTTCTGCCCGCTTAGCGTGTCCTCTAGTCCTTTTACTAGCGCACTGACTGTCTTCATGCGGTTGTTCTCCCTGCCTGAATAGTAGTACTCTTTTATGCAGTGCCAGTTGCCGGTATCTACTCTTTTCTGCCAGATGAGAAAGACGGTAGGGTTCTGCATACCAAAATCACTGCTCACAATTATCTCTCCGCTGGTCTTTGCTTTGCAGACGTGCCTTTCCTCTGAAAACATATCGTACACAGGCCCTTCTGCCACTGCCCATTTGCCCAGTATGTAGCGTTGGTACCTGTGTGTCCCTGAGTACTCTTTTATTAACTCGTCCACTATCGCCGGAGGCAGGCAGCCATCGTGTATGTTGTACGCCTGTTGGAATATATCTGCATCGGAATCCAGAAAGCCCTTAAACCAGTGTTTCGGTCCCGCCGGGTTGCAGGTCCCATCAAAATGACTGCGTGACGTTCTGAGACGAGATTTTAACATCTCGAAAACTTCTTGGTTCCACGTTGTCACCTCATCGCCGTAAGCATACTCAATCGTTGCTCCCTGTATCCTTGCAACGTGCTTCTTGTTATCGGCACCTAATGCATATACCTTTTTGCCAAATAGCTGTACTGTGTTGTCACTCCGTATCTCGCCAACTAGCTCCTCGCCCCATATCTCTCGCATGGGGTCAAGTATGTTACGTTGTAGCGTACCTCTGGTGTTACCTAGCATTACAGCCAACCCTAATCCCTTTAGATGTGTCAGACGTTGAGGAATTACGACTGCGTAGTCAACAAAAGATTTCCCGGAACCTGTCGCCCCGGTCTTTACGTTCCAACGATGGTTGCAGCCTTGCAGGTATTCTGCCTGCTTGCTAGTTAATGGCACTATCGACACCCCCAAGGATTTCAATAGCTTTCGCCAGTGCTTTATCACTTGCACTCTCTGACTGCGGCTTATCCCGCCATTGTTCCGGTTTTCTGTTCTTTAACCAAAATATCTGCGCCGTTACATCCGGCGGAATATGCTTCTTTGTTACTTTTCGCTCCGTCATTACTCCGCCTTCGTACTTTTTGCTCGTCTCTTCGTAGCTGTACCCTAGCGCCCGCTGTAACAGGCTTTTTTCCACCTGCCTATCCACAACTTCTTTTCCCTTTTTTAAGGTATCGGCTAAAATTGGAAATTTTTTCTTCCATGTATACAAGGTATCTGGGTTAATACCGATGTTTGCCGCAATCTCTTTGTCTGTGCATCCATCCCGCGCCCATCCCTCTAGCTTTAGCAACCCTTCTTTGGTCAGCCACTCCTGGTATTTACTTATCCCATTTTGGGGTCACCTCCTAAATACAACCATAACCCCGTAAGGCTTGTTTACGGGGTTATATGAAAGGAAAGAAAATATGAAAAAAATCGTTTATACCAGTTGCATAGCGCAACTAAATACAAGTATAAGGAATTGCACCTTAACAGCCGCCGGGGTAAGACTAATAAGCGGCTGGTCTCTAAACACTTGTAGACCCGCAACCTGTATGGAACGTAAGACACCGTGGGATAGGCGTCTTACGTACTCTCTTTTACGCGGGTGAGAGTTTACACTTTTACCACAAAAAGATAGAGGAGGTTATGTCTCACAAAAAGTTACCAATACACTCGTCCGTACAAGTGTATTGTACGATGTTTTTTAAGCCATGTTAGACAAACATAAAAAAAGAGAGGGAGATAATTCTCCCTCTCTAATATCCCGCATATTTCCCAGCCAAATTGGCAAAAGCACTGAGCCATCTGCGTATAGTCATTTCTGCATATCCAAGCTTATCCGCCGCCCCTGCTATCGTGTATCTATCCTCAAAATATACCAGCTGTACAGCTTTCATTCTGTCCTCACCGTTGTCCATCCCCTCTGTCTGTTTTATCGCCTTGTTGATAGCGTACATCCACAGGGCTGACTGAGCTGTATTTTCTGCGATCAGTTTGTCTGGGTATTTTTTTACCTGCTTTACTGCGTGTCCGTACCAGTCGTGTTTGGGGTTGCTCATTTTTCTTACCTCCGCGTAATCATCGCTAATATCATCATTACTGCTGCATAAATCTTATCTTCTTTTTCTTCTGCCAGTATCCATTCCGACAAAGCAATCGCTGCCCATATTATGGCTATCACGTTACTTATCACGTTACTTACTGTACTCATATTAGCTCTCCTATCTTTTATTATCAAATACAAAATATTTATCTAAAAATTCAAATGCTATATCTAGATTGTAAGACGAATATCCAATGCTGTAATTAGCTTCGCCAGCTTTTCTGTATTTAATTTCGTAATATGGTTTTTCTCGGCTTCCATTTTCCTAGCATTTGTTCCAGTTCTCTTGGTGTTAGCGTTTCAATTCCTAAGTCTTCCGCTTCCTGTATCGTGCCTTTGATTAACTCACTCATTTCCCGGCTGTCGTAGGTGTGCGAACCTCGCATGAGTCTGTAAAACACTACCTCTTTACCTTTTTCCATCCGCCGCCCTATCGCAACCGTGTGAACGTCCTCTTTTTTGTACATGATGTCGGTCGGAACATTGGTTTTTAAAACTGCTATGTCTCCTTTTATCAACTCCGGCTGCCCATATCTTCCTATCATCAAATTTTTTGCTTCTGCCTTGCTCGTTCCGACTTTTTCCGCTATTTTGGTGACCAGGACGTGGAAATAGGCGTTTGCCGACAAGCTTCTTTTCTTGCGGAACGGTTTAATTATTACGGACAGTTTTTCCAACTTTTTTAGTTCGTCCACGCCCTTTATAAACCGCTCCGCCTCGTTGATTTCCAAGGTAACTGTTATCTTTTTGCTAAAATAATCCACTGCTAAGTTTTTTATTTTTCCAGTTAAATCCATGCTATTTCAGTCCTAATTCCTTCATGGCTTCGGCATATTGTTGTTGTGTCGTCTGATACAATGATTTTAAACCTCTTTGACTTGCCCATTCTTTAATCTGAGCTTCCGTCATTCCTTTTTTTTGCATCAGATCGTAGAGCCGTTTCGCTTCTTTCTCTGTGATAACCTCGTTGCGTTTGTATTCGTCTGTATCCGCGTCTTTCGAGTCGTCCAGGAGAAACAAGCTATTTAACGCGTATTTCCTCGCGTAGCTTGATGCCGCTCCGGTAATTTGTGCCGCGTCCATCTTTGGTTTGCTCTCTTCTTCTCTAGCATATGCTGTAGTACAAAAACTGCTCTCGCTTTCTACATCTTTCAAAACTACTTTCGCTCTTATGTAAAATCGGTTTCCCAACATAACGATTTCATCGCTAATGGACAGTAGTAAACCTTCTTCGTCTAACAACGGTTTTACCGCCTCGTAGATGTCCTCTAAGCTCCTATAGTTGTATTTGCCAAAGTCGCTGTACTTGCTTTTTGGTACCTTTAATTCTGCCTGAATTTTTTGCAACTTTTTGTGAATATCTCCCATCTTTCTTACCTCACAATCACGCTTTTTGAGGTCTCAATGTGCGCTCCTGCGACCTCTTTCCCGGCTTTAATCGCCTTTTTAATTGCTGCCTTGTCCGCCTGCGGCTCTGGAATCCTGATGTATTCCTCTGTCAGGCTGCCTAAGTCGTCAATGGTTACAGACTCGCTATTTCTGTATGACACGCTGACTCTTGCCGTCTTGAGCTTTTCACCATCAAGAGCATGGGACAGATAGTCTTTGCACCTCTGTGCGGCGTTCTCGCAACTTCTACGGCGTTTCGCAAGCTTTTCTTCCTCCTCTTTGATTGCCTTTGCTTCTGCAGCATAATTCTTCACCGCCAGTGCGATTCCCTCCACCTTTTTGTCTCTCTCGATGTTGAGAGCCTCAAGTTTTTCAAGGTCAATAATTTCTCCTGTCTCCTCGTCTACGCAATCCATAATTGCACTGTCAATCTCGTATAGTGTCATTGCTCTAATTCCTCCTCATATCTCTCGTATTCGTTGTAGTTTGCCGCACCTCGTTTGATTGCTTTGTGTGCTGTTCTGCACTCATATTCCGCCTCAAGGCGCTGTGTTTCTAAATATTCTCTAGCCGGGTCAAATCCTCGTTCCATTTCCTGTCCCCCATGCCTCTTTAATAGCCTTGCTCAGCTCGTTGTAGCCTCTGGCGTATGCCTCTATTTTTTTCATGTCTCCGCTGTTTTCAACGCCCGTCCTAAACAATTCGAGCATCCCTTGCGCTACCTCTTTGTCTTTGACGGTGATCGTGACTTCTGCCGGGATTACTCCTTTCCCCATCACTTCATCGTCGTATTCCTTCGCCCGGAACCATGTCGCATTAATCATTGCATCCATAGCCTAACCTCTCTTTCTTTCCTGCTATCCAATCCCCTAATGCTCCCTCGCACTGTTCCGGGGTATAATTTTTATTATCCTGCTCTAACCGCCCAACTATTTCTCCCAGTGTGGGGAGTTCTGGTACTGTTTCTTTTCGCTCTATCGCTCCCGCCGCTCTTATCATTTCTCGGAGCTTCGGCGGGTACTTGTCTATCTCTTTTTGTCTTTCTAACGCCGCTCTGTAGCTTCTGAGGAAGTTTGACTGTATGACCGTCTGAAAGTCCGCTGAATCTACTACCGCCCAGTCATGGAGCGTCTGTGGCGTTCCTACCGCCTTTTGCAACGTAGGGGGCAGTTTGTCAAACTCCTCTCTGTAACCGTAAATCCCATTACTGCACGCCTTTGCCACTGTTGCCCATGCTTCCTGCTCACTCAGGTAGCTGCTTTCCGCTTTGAGTTTACTGGCACACTCTAAAATATCTGCCGGTGTCGGCGGAAACTTTCCTGTTGTCATGTACATCTGTGCCGCCACGCTTATCGTCTGGTAGTCGTTGTTCTTGCCTACCAGGCGGTACCACATGTCTAACGCCTGTTCGTTTGGAACAAATCCCGGAGCCGTGTAAACAGTCTTTAGTGCGGCTACGATTTTAGAAAACTCCGAAATCGTCATACATTCCGCCTCCCTCCTGTTCTTTCTGTGCCGCCCAGTGCTGTATATCTCCGTACAGTCGGTCGTTAATGTTATTCGTGCTGACGTTACCTGTCTTCAGCTCAAAGAATCCTAACCACTCCTTGTCCAATGACTGGTCTATGATTTTTTTCATCATTCCCAAATCTCCGCCAGACAGCTCATGTAATTTTTTGAGCAAAGCTTTCAAGGCTCTGTCTGTTCTTACTGGCTTTCTGATTTTCTTACGCATAGCAAGAAATTCCAAAAACTTGCAGTTAAGTTCTTCATCCTCGAAATACTGTTCCGGTTCTTTTTTCGCACGCACACTCTCTTTTATTCCTTTAGTACTTGATTCTTTAAGTATTTTATTATTTAAGTATTTTATTCCTTTAGTATTTAATTGCGTTGGATTTTCCTGTATAGGTTTTTCCTGTGTTGGTTTTTCCAATATAGGCTTTTCCTCTTTAGGTTCTTCCAATACAGGTTTTTCCTGTGTTGGCTTTTCGTAAATGTCGTAAACTGTACCGCTTACCTGTCCTTTTTCGTTTCTCTCACGAGTCACTCTCAGGTATCCGAACGTCTTTAACTCTTCCAATGCGGCTCTCACGCCGTCTACGCCGTCTTTATTCAAATTTGCCAGTCCCTTAACTGTAAAGTCCCAGTCTTCCGGTAAACTAAGCATAAGGCTCAGCAAGCCTTTCGCTTTTAAAGACATATCCTTTTCTCTAAAATGATAATTCGACATAACGGTGTAGTCTGTCGTTTTATTTATTCTCATTACTGCCATGTCTACCTCCTATCTTGACAAAACGCCAAGTCTTTTGTATGATTTACTTGTATGATTTATCGTAAGAGCTTAATGGTAGGGCTCTTCCTTTTTTACCTCATGCTCTACACCGTCTTTATCAGTGTAGAATACTTTGTCATACTCTACACCTTGTTGTCGTCCTAAGAGGGTGTAGAGTAATCTAATAACATACTCTTTTCTTGGAGGCTCATTCATTTTTTTATTCACCTCCTAACATCACAAAAAAATTATAATTGCTATAATCTTTTCCGGCGGTATGTGCCATTACGCCAGCCCAACTGGACGAGATCCAGATAATCAATGCTACTGACACGATGGTCAGCAAATTATATATGGCTTTCATCTTTACCTCCTAACTCCTTTTCGGGTATCAAAACTATTTTCGCACCCAGCTCCTTAGTGATAAGTTCCAAGATTTCCACTTTTGGAGAATTTTTACCAGTTTCATATCTAACTATTGTATTAATACCAACACCGGCTTTCTCGGCTAATTCTCCTTGTGTAAGCCCTTGCGCCTTTCTTAATTTTCTTAGTTTTTCTCCTAACGCGTTCATCTTTACACCTCAAATCTCTGTTGACGGTTATACTCGTCAATTCTCAACTTTGTGTTTGTTTTCGGTTCCCAGTTGTCTACATAGTCAATAGCTTCCTCATAGCGTTTGCGAGGGATATTGTTTCGGCTGTTAACTTTAAATCTGTCTTGCAAGTCCCTGTTACACTCTGCGAATACAACTTTGCTGATATATGCATAGGCTTCTGTATCCTTGCCGCCTAATGCGTTCAGGACTGCCTTATTGACGTGCTGTCGCAGTGTTTGCTGTTGTCCATAGTCAATTACCATGTTGCTCTCAAGGTTCTTTATACGGTCTTCGTGGTCTCCATAGCCCGTGGCGAGTAAGCCTATCTGCTCCGCTATTGTTGCAGGCTTCTGATAACCACCTGTCTTTCTGATGGACGGGAGAACCTCAGAAGTAACCCATCGTTTGAAACGCTTGGCGGACTCTAATTTGCTTCCAAATATTAAGGAGTATAAGCCTGACTCATTGATAATAGTCATTTCCTGTACGCCGCCAAGGGTGCCCTGAATCGGGGCGTCCTTTTTATCTTCGCCATCAACATGGGTTGCAATGGCGTTTCTGGCTTTGGCGTACCCTAATGATTCAGCCACATCTTTCCCGACAAACCACGGTTCTCCTTCGACAACCAATGTGCGAACCTCTCCGAATTCGTTATTTTTAAAAATTTGAATATTATTCATCTAGTCACCTTCCTTTCTCAAAAGTTAAACAACGTTAAACTTTTAAGTGAAAAAAAATTCACCATATTCTTCTAATGGAATGTGAAGAAGGTTTCCCCATTCAACCATATCATTTTGAGAAAAACCGACTTTTCCATTCATTTTTCTAGATACGGAAACATTACTTTTTTTCAAGGTTTCCGCAAATTTTTCTTGTGAGCCAAACTTCTCAACAATTCGCCCTCTTAATTTATTATATTTATATGGCATCTTTTAACCCTCCCTTCTTTTGAAGACATTTATAGTTTAACACTGTTTAACTATAATGTCAACAAAAAAGTTTAAAATCATTTAACTTTTTTGTTGAAAGTTAAACTTTGTTATGTTATCATTAATATGTAGAAAGGAGGAAGAAATTTTGTGAAACACGAGGTTACCGCAAAAAGAATACGAGAAGCATTGTCCGACGCTAAATTAAAACCGCAAGAACTAGCAGAAAAATCTAAAGTTAGTAAGTCATCAATCAGCCAGTATGTAAATGGTTCGCATCAACCGTCTAACATAAGTAGCGGCAAGATGGCGAAAGTATTAGGTGTTGAGCCTATGTGGCTTATGGGTTTTGATGTGCCAAAGAAAAAGGTATTAACTCCCGAAGCGGCAAAAGATGATTTTAGATTCTTAGAAAAATTTTCTCTCTTGGAAGAAAGGGATAAGAAAATTGTTATGGATATGATTGAATCAATGCTTTCGAGAAAAACAGAGAAGTAGGTCATCCCCACTTCTCCGCAAAAAGTTTTATAAAAGTATGCAGGTAAGCTAATGCGCCTGCATCTTTTATTTTGTCTAACAATGCTATGATTTCCTCTCTGTATTCTTCTCCCATTGTTACTCCTTTCTCAATATAAGCGATACTTTATATTATCATTATAGAAAATTCGTTCTGGATTATCAAGAGTCTTTGCTATAATATTTTTTATGTTTTGGTTAAAGAAAATATGCAAATTTATTCAGTTTTATAATGACAAATCATTTTATTTATTATATAATTATTTACAACAAACCATTTTGCTAATATTTGCAATATGGTAATAATGAAAAAGGAGCAGAAAATATGAGCAAAGAAAAAACTAAAGTTTGCAAGCATTGCAAAGAAGAGATCGACGCAAAAGCTAAAGTGTGTCCTCATTGCCGGAAGAAACAGGGCGGCAAGCTGAAATGGGTAATTATCATTATCATCGTTCTGGCTGTTTTAGGAATGGCAATGGGTGGTGGTGACGATGACAGTTCTTCCACTGATTCTTCAAAGAGTACCACCGCAACAACAGCGGCTAAGAAAGAAACTGCTAAAAAAGAAGAAACAAAAGAGAAAGACAGCGTAAAGGTTGGTGAATCTTTTGAAAATGACGGTTTAAAAGTAACTGCTAAAAAGGCTGAATTTGGATATGATGGTGGAGAATATTTTACTCCAAAAGATGGATGCGAATATGTAGCTGTAGACTTTACCTGTGAAAATATTGCAGAAAAAGGCGACAAATATGTATCTGTATCTGATTGCGAATGCTATGCGGACAATTCAGCTTGCGAACAGCAATACATAGGAAACAGTGATTTTGTCAACACTAATTTGTCTCCGGGAAAGAACGTAAGCTTTACGGCATATTACGAAGTGCCAAAAGATGCAAAGAAAGTGATTTTAGAATATAGTGCTTCATTCTGGACAGACAAGAAGATAACTATTAATTTAAAATAATTAGTCCACTAATAGGGCAACTAACAAGAGGGAAGAACCAATTCTTCTCTCTTTTCTTTTTCCTCAAAATAATAAAAAGCACCTGTCGAAACAAGTGCTTTCGCTCTTCCCGCCTTCGTGCCTCGGCGGCGGAAATTTATTTGACTTCGTGATAATATTTTGCTATAATATAGTTGTCCGCATATTGTATGTGCGTGTGAGTAGAAACTATTTTGTTGACTATTAAGTCAATGGAGAGGGAGGCTGTTTTCAGCCTCTTTTTTCTGTGTCTAGCAACATTTGTAGATAATCCTCCCCTGTATCATAGTGTGGCATATTCCACAACATTTCCGCGGTATACCCCAATTTATGCAGTTCTTCTACCCTTTGCTCATATGATATTTTGTCATCGTTACAGGCGTACAAAAAATCGTACAAATCAGGAAATCGTTTTCTTAAGGCGGCATGAGTGTTTTTTTCCACTATGTCCGTTATCTTTCTCACTTCGGTTTTTCTGTCAGAGACTAATGCTTCGTGAATTTTTGACAGTGCCCACGAATCTACTTCGTCATGTCTTCCTTGCTTCCAAAGTTTAGCACGTCTTTCTCGCAGATCTAGCGCGAGTGATACAAAGAAAGCTTGTTCTGTTTTCTCTTTGAGTTCGCAAAAGTCCTCTTTTGCGGTTCCTGTAGATTCATTTTTCTTCAAAAAAGCCAACATTTCTTTTTTTGCTCTTTCTGCTTCTTTCATCATTTTTTCTCCTCCTCATTAAAAAGTTTCCATCAATTTAGAGCTTACAAGACTAGCATAATCTTCGGCTAATTCTTCTTTTGTCATATAGTTTCCAAAACAAATTTCAGCCTTGTAATTTTCTTTAGCAGTTAAGAAAAGATTAATAAACCATTTAGCCTCGTTTACTTTTTCGATGTCAACCAGATTTTTTTCTCTGATTGATGCCAGGTGATTGTTTTCGCTTTCTTTGTTGAGTTTCAGGCTCAGATTTAATGCCTTGATTACGCCGTCTTTAATGTCCTGTGCCCATGCGATCTGTTTTACGGAACCTTTTGTGATTTCTCCCATATGCTTTGCTTCCTTCCATGCTTTTTTTAATCCTTCGGAGATGCAAAGACCTGCCTTTTTAACTAACTCCCATGCTCTTTTCATAATGTTTGATAAATTGTATTTTTTCATTTCTTTGTATCTCCTCTCTTGATTTACTCACATTATACACGATAGTGACTATTATGTCAAGAGAAAAATACACGAAAATATATTATTTTTTTCTTGATATTTATTTCAAAATAATGTACTATATATTTATAACGATTAAAGGAGGTTTTTAAATGGAAACACGAGCAAGAAAAAGAAGTAACATATATAAAGGTAGTATCTCATATAGTAATTTATGGGACACGTTAGAACGCAGAGGATTAAAGCGTTCCAACCTATTAGATAAGGAAAGCTTTAATCTTTCCCCGGCGTTGGTCAATAAGTTGCGGCATGACAGAAACGTGAACATAGATACAATTATGTATTTGTGCGAGAAATTAGACTGTCAGGTGTGCGACATCGTGGAATATAAAAAATAATACATTTTCGTGTATTTTTCTCTTGACATAATAGACATTATCGTGTACAATAGGATTAAGTCAAGAGAGGAGATACAAAGAAATGAAAAAAATGTACGAAAAAGTTTTAGAAGTAATCAAAAATAGAAGCTACGAAATCTTTGGAATTCGCCACATCGCATCTGACGAATCTTACAAAGTCGGAGATTACGCTCGCAATTCTTACGACTGGGACATCGAAAATGATGTGTCATCATATGAGACAGATTCCAGAGAATTAGACGGTACGAGTGCGTATTTTACAGACATCGACACCTTAGATGATAAAGAAGAAATTGAAAAAAAATTGCTCATTGCATTAGAAAAAAGCAAAGTTTATTCAGGAACTGCCGTTCTTCTTGGTGGGGATAGATATGACTGGGGCAATGATGACAACGAGGTTATCATAGAGGACGCAGAGGTTTTATATATCTTTTAGGAGGAAATAACATGTCAAGGAGATCGTTGGTAGGGGTAACCCGCGGTGATATGCAAGCTGTCGAATACCTCGGGAACAAAATGTATCGGTGCAAATGCATCCGTTGTGGGCGCGAGCAGATACTGAGCAGCTCACACTTGAAAAACACTACCAGGTGTCAAGTATGCGGGCGAAAATTTAAAAAAGACATTCGTGGGAAAAGATTCGGCTCGCTGACTGTTATTGATTATGATAAGGACGGAAAATGGCTTTGTAGATGTGATTGCGGGAATACCGTCAGCGTAAAATCTAATAATTTAAAAAGTGGAAATACTCGTTCCTGCAGAAAATGTCATAAAGGTTTTTTCGACAATCCCTATTTGGTGGAGGGCACGTTGGTGACCGATCTCACACAAGGAGTCAGAAAAAATAATACGTCTGGAACTACTGGGGTATACTACAATAAGCGGAAGCAAAAATGGTATGCAGCAATGATGTTTCAAGGGCAAAATTATTTTTTTGGTTATTATAGTAATAAAAAAGACGCCATTGCTGCAAGAAAAGAGGCGGAAGAAAAAATGCATGGTCCATTTTTGGAATGGTACGCAGAACATTATCCCAAACAATGGGAAACCAAGAAGAAAAAAGCTAATAGATAGACTTAGCAGCTATAATTGGCAGCACCCGCCCCGGAGGTACGAAGGCAGGAAGGGGAATAAATGAAAAGAGCCGCTTTGTACGTGCGAGTAAGCACGCAAGAGCAGAAGAACAGTGGATTGTCCGTTGATTCGCAGATAGATGCGCTAAAAAAATATTGCGAGGAGCAGGGTTATACGATTGCTGGTATTTATAACGATGCCGGCATATCTGCACGTAAAAAATATACAAAACGCCCCGCCCTCTTACAGTTACTTGAGGATTGCAAGAAACATGAGATTGATATAATACTCTTCACGCGCCTTGACAGGTGGTTTAGAGCCGTTGCAGGGTACTATGAGGTACAAAGTGTCCTTGATGCGTGTAAAGTGCCTTGGCGGGCTATCTGGGAGGATTATGAGACAGAGACAAGTCAGGGGATTTTTAAAGTTAACATCATGTTATCTGTAGCACAAGCAGAGGCAGACAGGGACAGCGAGAAAATACGGTCCGTTATGGAATTTAAACGGAACAACAAGGAATACATTGGTGGAAAGGTGCCGGTGGGGTATCGCGTAGAAGGGAAAAAGATTGTAAAAGACGAGAAGATGCGAGGAATAATTGAGGATATGTTTGAGCATTATTTTCAGACTTTTTCCAAAATGGAAACAGCCGATTACATTTTGAGCAAATACCCTGATTTTATAAGGACCAGAACTAGGATAGTGAAAATTATGTCTAGTCCTGCCTATCATGGGGAAATGTACGGCGTAAAGAACTACTGTGAGCCATACATAACAGAGGAGCAGGCGCAAAGAATTAAAGAGGTCTCCAGCCAAAAAAGTTGGGTAGATTGTAAGAGGCGTATTTATATTTTCTCTGGGCTGATACGTTGCCCGATTTGCGGTTACAGATTTTCTGGGCGCACGATGGCCAAGAAAGAAAAGAGGTATAAAGTGTATCAATGCCCTCGATCTGCTGCGAAAAAGCACAAAACATACACGCGATCTGAACCAAAATTAGAAAAATATATGCTTGATCACATCGAAGAAAAAATACAGTTAGATGTATTAAGGGTGGAAGGTCGTGTGAAGGCAGCCGGAAACGATGTGGGAAAGAGAAAGAAAAAATTATCCAGTGAGTTGGGCAGAATCAACAAGATGTTTGAAAAAGGTAGGATAACAGAAGAATACTATGACGAAAGATATGAGGCTATATCAAAGGAATTAAAAGAACTATCCCAGACCGCCGCAACGGAAGAGTTGGAAACTAAGAAAAAAATCCAAAGTAAATTTCCTGACGGTTGGAAAGATATGTATATGCAGTTAGACGAACAAGGCAAGCAGGTGTTTTGGAAAAGTATTGTAAAAGAAATAAAAATATCCCCCGACAAGTTTGTGGAGGATATTATATTTTTTTAGTTTTTGTTATACAGTAACTAGCCGTAACCACCGGGTTAAAACCAGTTACTGTATAACAAAATGTTAAAAATAAAGGAGATACAGTTACATTATACAGAAAGAAAGAGGACGTTTCAAGCGCCCTCTTTTATTTTTCGCAAAACCGAACGATATTCACGCGGATACATTGCTTCTATGGCTTTCATGTGTTCGTCAAGTACATACAGCAAATGCTCAAAGTCTGCTTTCCGGGCTACCTCCTTAAATTCAGATTCCGGCTCGGATGCGTAAGAATAATATGCTGTTTTTGGTGTTGGTTGGTTTGGTGCTTTATCTGGCTCCAAATTATTGCGTACATTGTATAAAATCGAAAGCCGTTCGCAAGTGGCGTAGGTTGTTTTTCCTGCCTCTAATGCCGCAATTTCGGCATTAATTTCGCTCATATTAATCATTGCGGCACCCCTTCCTTTTATCGGTCTAATTCTGCTAACGCCCTGCCTAGAGCCGCCTGATCTGTGCTAGACAGATTACTGTCATGCATCATGTCTTTAATGGTCTCTTTTACCTGCATTTTTGCATCGTTGTAAGAGTAATGGCCTCTCACATAGTGCTGACCTCTACGGGCGTTGCTGTAGTCGCCGTAATCCATGTCAGGATAACGCCCGCGGCTGTATCTTCCTGACGTGTCCCAGTCGCCGCGGCTATATTCGTTGTCACCTTCCAGATACATGATTTTGTCAATATTTTTAATTGTGTCCGTCAGCTTGTGGACTGCCTCCAAATCCCCGGCGCTCATGTCGCCTTTGTTGGAAATCTCGTCTAACTCTCTGCACATCATCTTTTTTAATTTGTGTAATGATTCCATTTTACGCCCTCCTTTACGCTACTCTCTCGGCGATTAAATTGCTATTGGCTATACTAATCGCCTGCGTAGATGTATTTTCGACTGCGATCGTTATGCAGCATCCGCGCGGCACGTCAATAAATGCCGCCGTAAATACATTAAAATATTCGCCTACGGCCGCAGGTGTTACGATTGCTGTCGCACTATTTAATGGCTCTCCGGCGATTGCCAGGGCAATAGAAATAGGTGCCACAGTTCCACCGGCAGGTATGGCGATATTAGACCCGAAACTGACCTTATAGCGTGCACGACACTGATTTGTAAGACCTCTAAGGGTCACAATTCCTGCCCCCTCCCGGTGCGCGATACAGCTACCGCACTTTACGGCTGTCTCTGTGAGCGGTAAATTCTGCCCCGCTGCTACGGTTACGATATTGCTATTAGTAAATTCTGCCACGTTATCACTCCTTTTTTTAATAATAAACGGCGGAACGATTGCCCCGCCGCTATAAGCATCATCGGCACAAGCCGAACAATCCCGTCAACGCAGGAAGCTGCTAATTATAAAATTTTAGCATCCGCAACCGGTATTACATCCGCAGTTGCCATACTGGTAAGGCGCAGAAACCGGAAAAGCCGGCACTGGTCGAGGATTGTAATAAGTAAACTGACCCTGCATATACGCCTTTAAGGTTTCGTTCTGTGATGCCTGAGAGGCCGCTAACTGTGCCGCAAATAACTGCTGATTCTGCTCAGCAATCTTAGCGTCCTTAGCTTCGATTCTCTGTGCTGTAAGAGCATCGAGGATGGCTCTGGCGTTGTTGTTCTGGTTGTCAATGATGTCTCTTGTGTTGTTTGCGTTGTTAAAGTTTGTCTGGCAGAAGCCGTTTGTAACTTCCTGCTGGATCGCATTAGTATTCATCGCCATATTGTAGTTAACACCTGCGATAGCCTGTTTGTTATCGCAACAGCACTGTGCTAACTGTGCCTGCAAAGCGTTAAAACTCTGCATATCTGCAATCTGTCCCTGCTGGATTGCGTTTCGTGTATCATATCCATTCTGCTGGATTGTACTATTTGTTCCTGCAAATCCGTTGAGAAGAGAGGTATTCATCGCATAAAATCCGTCACAAATACCGCTGTTAATGGCATCACCCTTGCGCTCAAGGGAGGAAATACCGCTATCAATCTGGCGCTGTAAGGTTGCAAAGTCAGAAGCTAATACATAGTTATCTACCGCGCCTCCGCCGCCGTTATTCCATCCATTTCCGTTTCCCCATCCACAGAAGATGAAAAGGAAAAGAATGATAATCCACCAAGCGCCGTTACCCTCGCCAAATGCGCCGTTATTGTTGCCTGTGACTGCCGCCAAATCTGCCGGGCTCATTCCGTCTGTTGTTAATCCCATGAAATCACTCCTTTTTATTTATTTAAAACCCTTTAAAAGGTTTTGAAACTGTGTCGCCATGCCCTGCAACTGGTTATACTGTTGCTGGCTCATCTGCCCGCTATTTAGCAGATTCTGTACTTCCTGCTTCGGGTCCCCTTGAAACTGCTGCCTGAACTGTTGAAACTGCTGTATCATCTGCATTGGATTGAGATTCATTCAATACCCTCCTTCTTAACGTCTCCATTTGCCTTTCTAAGGCGTTTAAACGTTCCTCGTAGTTGGTTGGCTGGTTGGATTGTGAAAGCTCCGCTGTGGGCGAATTTGAGCCCTTACGCTTATACTCAAACACCTCTAAAAACGGTCTGCCCGTCTGGTCTGCTCTTTTTTCGTAAAAAACTGGCGCCTGACTGTCCCACAAACGGACAAAAGAGTTTGGTGCCACTAAATATGCCTCCGCCGCGCCCTGCCCTTGTACCCAAATCCGTTCATCGGGGTTGGTCTGCTGTTGCATTTGTTGGGGTGGTGTCTGTTGTTGTTTTAGTCGGTTGAGCTGGTCAAGATAATCCGGTTGTGGGTATTGCGGGTACTGTGGATATTGTTGTGGATATTGTGGATAACCGAACATTTATTTTCCTCCTTCCCTCCAATAGTAGATAGGTGTCATTGCTCCACTGTCCCACGTATCGTAGTAATTGCCGTCAATTACTGCTATAACGTGCCCTGACAGTGCTAATATATAAGCCCCTTCTGGGTGATTGTTTGCAAATTCTGAGACGGTACAGGTCATGTATTCGTCCGGAATTATATAACGGCTAAATCCATTATCTTTGAGGTATGCGCCCCACACCGCGTTAGCCGAGGGCATATCTGACAGCATTAAACCGTACAGTGCAAGCTGTATATATGTTTCTTCCCACGTCTGCCCTATAGCTTTTGAGATAGCGCGCACGGTGCAATCTCCCACTTTTGCCGCCGCGGGATTTGGGTTCCAATATTGATACATCTCTCCGCCCTCCTTATAGTTTTATTATCTCAAAAAAATAAGCACACCACCACGAAGACAGTGTGCTCATTTCTGCGCAATTTTTAAATCATCTTTAGTTTTCTTAAAGGCTGTTTATGTATGGGATCGTGCCAGGAACTAACAAAATTTTTTCCACGGCGCAACTCCACAGCCCTTGTAATCCTCTCGTGCTTATATCCATTTTCTCGGCGGCTTGCTCCTGCGTTAATCCGTCAAAAAGCAAGTACTGTACAGTTTCGCGCTCCCGCAAGGTTAAGCGGGCACACGACAAGGCGTAATCAATAAATTGTTTATCGCCTAATTTCCAGAGTTTTTTAATCAAACTTCTGTTCACTGCATCACCTCAAACACGCAAAAATTACGTAAATTTATTTCGTTTTGTCCAGTCCTAAAATCGCTCTAACCTTGTCCGGGAGCAAATCAGGGTTAATTTTGCCGATGTTTTCCACGATAGAGCCAAGCTCCATCAAAATGATGTATACACAAACTCCTGCGGCAATAGGCACCTGAAAGCCTAAGTCTACATATTTCTGAGCGTAGTCGATAAGGTACGCAAGCACCACAAGCATAATGGAGCCAAATTTGTGATACAATCCTTTTCTCATTTCTGAGGATTTCCACTCGTGGTTGGCACAGGCGGCTACTCCACCGCTAGCTAAATCAAAAACTACAAAAATACAAGTTATTAAAGGTAACATGATATCTACCATCTCCATTCCTCCTTAAAAATTATTTTTCTTTTGTTTTTATAAATTAATTAAAGCCCTCTTTAGTTAATTAGTTTCTGCTTTCGGTTCTTCTTCAACCACAACGTCCATTAACTCATTGTACTGTTCCTCTGTGATTCTCCCAACTGCAAAAAACACATCAATCTTATTTTTCAAATCATCTGTAAGCCCTTTTCTCTCTTTAAGTTTCAGTAATGTTCTATATAACATAATCATACCTCCAATTCTGTAAGTGCTGCTGCGTATTCGCTATTGACATAGGCTTCTGCTGATTGTGTGTCCATATCATAGATATAATCACGATTGTCATTTAACTGTTGTTTTACATAATTCCATCCATTAGCCATGCTAATCGGGTAATTAAATACTGTATATCCATCCAACTGTTCTGAAATGACGCTGATGTTTGTAGTCGGATAATATGTTGCAAGTGCTTTAAGTGTCTGTACTTCTTCCTGCGTTAAGTCAATTTCTTGTGGTTCTGCTAATAACCATTCGGTTTTGTTTACAATAGATTGTGCATTATCTAACTTAGAAGAATCAACCATCTTTGCAATCTTTCCACGCTCCACATCCACATAATCTGCAACATATTGCTGTCCGTTGATTGTGACGTTACCACCACTTGAAACTGGAATTGAGTTAAGGATGATTGTTAACTGTATGGTCTGTTCTTTGTATGGTTCGTAAGTTGTTGCGTTTTCGGATAATTCTATCTGTGCTTTATCTTTTTCTACTGTTTTAATGTCAAATCTGACATACATTGTTCCAATTGGAACTTGACCATTATTTCTATTAACAGTATTAATGAATTTATAATCTTTGTCATATGCAAATAATGTCATTGAAGCGTTAAATGAAACTTTTTTCCCACTATACGGAAAATGTATATACTTCTCAATAGCACAATAATTTCCGCTTAATGATTCATATATCTTACCTGTGTTGGTATCTATCGCCCTGTTTAATATAATTGGGAATTTTTTAGAATCAAACAAATTCTTCCCACAAACCTTCACAATCGGATTCACAACGCTCTTAATCTCCTGCGGATAGTCAGGAGAGGGCGATGGTTGACCGCCGGTGTATGGTTCGTAGGCGGTGGCTTCGGTGCCGAGTTCGAGCATAGGATAAATCGTGAAATTATACGATTTTCCTACTGTTAATTCCTCTAAAAATAAACTACAGTATTCATTACTTGCGCCTGTCTCAAATGTGCAACTTAATTGATTTTGCATAATTCTATGTGTTTGATAATTAGCATCGTCCAATTCAGTTCGCCCTAATTTTAAACCAACCACAATATCTGAGTTTTTGTCAACTGAAAAAGTATACGTTGCATTATCAGTATGGCATTTATTATCTATTTTTATAATATTTGACCAACTAGATGTTGAAGTACCCGTCACAGATACACTTCCATCCGCATTCATTGTGATCAAAAGACCATTTGTAGCTCCGTGTACATTGGCTTCGGATAATTTCAGTAAATTCTTCCCCATGGTACTTTTCTGCTCGCTCTTTCCATACACCATCATATCCGCTATTTTTCCATCATCGGAATCCGCTAAGTGGTTCTCCCCATTGTTTGTTGCGTAAAACTTGGAGATTTTGGAACTGGATAAATTACCCAAATCTTCCTTTAGCAAACCAATTTCTTCCTTTAGCGGGCCAAGGTCTTCTGTTGTTCTCCTACGTTTCGAGAGTGCATACGCCTCATCTCCCGTTAAACCACTTTTTCTCATGTCCTACACCTCCCTAAAGTAAAAACCACTTGCTATCAGGGGCATAAAAGCCATATAATTCCCCCGTGTCTACGCATAACGCCGTCGAACCACTTGCAACATAATGAGGTAATTTGTCTACTTCAGAAGACTTCCCCCAGTAATACCGCTTACTTCCGTCCGTATCTATGCAATCCCAGCTGCCTAAATCGTGTATAACATCTCCTTTGCGGTATGTCTGCCCGTCAATAATTATTGTCCCGCTAGCTATCATACTTCCACCTCCTTATGCATAAATCTATCAGACAGCTCTAGCAAGTAATTTGTGAGCATCTCATTTTGTTTTGTAAGTTCTTCTATTTTTTTATTCAGTTCCGATATGGATGGTGTGTTGTCGTTAAATAAGTGTTCCGGTTCTTCTCGGTCAATATTCTCAACGATTTCGTACTTTCCGTCCTTATTTTTTTCAATGTGACACGTACCGTTTTTATTGCACCACTGTGCGGCTTCTGGTGGGTATAAACCATCAAATACGTATCCAATATAATATTCTTCCATAATTACACTCCTAACACATATCTTAGTACAAAGCCTTGATTGTTAACGGGTATTCCGTTTTGTGCGTTATTAGATTTATTATTGTCAGTACCCTGTATAAATGTATCACCGATATATAAGTATTTATTCAATCCGTAATATGGATTGCTCATTAGCATACCATCTCCAGGTCGCCAGGCAACGTGCTGTTTAGGTACAAAAAACGACGTCCACCACCAATTGTCGCAAGCCCCATTACTATAATGACTCCAGACAAATACGGCGCCGGTCGGTTGCATTGATATTGGCTCGTTTAGTGTAAATTTATGCTCTGCAAGCATCCAATATCCTATAGTGTTAGCATCCCACAGGATGTTATTTTTACCTAAGATGCACTCTACGTCATTAGATACAAATTGGATGCGGTGGTTATCGACATACATCCCGGTTCCCATAGACTCATACAAGTCACTATACGTCGAGCCCTCTTTGACGGTTAATGAAAGTCCTGTGGTGTCCTTGGTTTTATCGTAATACAATTCCAGAGCCGCCTTGCCGCCGCCATGGATGTCGTCTGGGTTTGTCTGCTGGGTGGAAACAACAATGTTACGGTTGGATTGCATCACGGAGCCGGAGCCATCATAAGTTTTATCACCGTCCGTGTTGGTAATCACGATAGGTGCTGTACCAAACCTTACAATCTCACTATTACCGTTTCGTACAGCCATACCATATGCATCAAGTAAAGTATTTTGTTTAAGGGTGTTTCCTCTCATGTCGCCAACTATCAGTCCAACTCCATCTATATAATCAATAAAATTTGTTGCAGTTTTAGCTGCATTAATAATTTTTTTGTTCTGTAACCCAAAATTTTTAACGGTTCCTTTTTTAAATCTTTCATGCGATTGTTTTACTTTTTCTGCGGCTGTATCATCCGTTGGTGGAGATGTGAGATTTCCAGTGAGCCATGCTCTTCCACCAGAAACACGTATTTTTACGCTATCCCCTGCTTTACAATTAATAGCCATCTGTGCAGGGGTTTCGTCTGCTCCGCCGTCAATGTGGACATATGCTGTTTTTTCGTCAACCCGAAGGACTTTCGCAACTGTATCATATGCTTTTGTCTTGCTTTCTTTCATCGCCGAGGCAATCTCTTTTACAAATTCATTCAATACTTTCCACCTCTTCTTTCGTGCGGCAGCCATGTTCTAGGGACAGTGATTGTGATGTTATTCT